AATTCTGTACTTTTAATAGTTGTAGCCATTACCTTAACCTTGTTAATGATATTTGTGTAGTTAGTGTCTCGTTAGTACTTATTATTTTAAATTTAACTGTTACATCAATTTCATTTCTATCGTCATTTCTTAATATTTTAATTGCAAGTATTTTTGCTCTTGGTTCGAATACTTCAATTGTTTCTAATATTCTTTCTTCTAAACCAATCTCATCTATGGTTGTATTTAACGAAAAAAGCAAAGAATTAAGATCACCGCCATAACGAGGCAAAAACGGTTTTTCACTAAAATTAGTTAATAATAAATTTCTTACAGCTTGCACCACAGCACCAGCATCAGTCTTTTTAAAAACATCGCCAGATGCTCTTTTAGCAAAAGTTAAATCAATATCAGAGTAACTTTTTCTTCTAGCAGTTACAATAGTAGTTGAATTTAAATTTCCGTCTTCAACTGAAAAAACTTTTTGTGGCATTTAAAATTCCTTTTTACCTATTTATAAGGTTTTATGCTAATATTTCAATCAATTCATTAGTTGTTTGTACATTATTATTGTATCTCGTTTCAACATCATTTTTATAAACAACAGTCCATGGAGGTAGAATCTCTGGCATTACTAGTATAATCTGAGAATTTATACTATTATCTGGATTGTAAATATCATAATCTAATATTAATTTTTCAAATTGTAAATTATTTTTCCAATAAGTGGCAAGTTCATACGTTTTTTCTGTTGCTATTTCACCAGCCTCATCAATTAATTCATAAACAACAGCTTGTCCTCTTGACATTAAATAATTAATACCATCACTAACATCTAGATCTTCACCTGGTTCTGCTCTATATAAACCTTCTGCAACTTGTAATCTATATTCATTAAATCTTGGAGCACCAGTACTAGAATTAATTAATTTCATTGCATGTGCATGAAGAACGTATTGTTTTGCTAATCTTAATTTTTCACTATCTTCAAGAATGTGAGTCAGAGTTACTGGATCACCAAAGCCACCTAAAAATTTTGCTAATGGAATTCCAGGTGCAAGTTTTGTTCTACTAGTTATTATATCTTGAAATACAGGATTATATTTTGGATCTACGAAAAAATCTGTTTGAACTGTTTCTGTAACTTTAGTAGTAAATCTTTTGCTTGTATTTCTTGATTTTCCTATAAGCTTTGTACCAATCGAAGATATTTTTTCATTACTAGCAGTTCTATTAGTTAATTTTGGAACCATTGAAGCAAAATCAGCAGAAAGTACACCGTCTGTTATACAAGCACCAACAAAGGTTTCATTGTTAATATTATTTGGATCTCTTAATTTTGAACGTACTTGTCTTGTATTTAAATCGCTGTTCGATACTCCTCCATATTTTGCAGTTTTATCTACAGAATTTTTCATCAAGTCGCCTTCATCAATATCTACTCTTCTTATCGACAATGGTGAATTTTCTAATAAATCATTTAATATATTGGTAGTAGGTCTTACAGTATCTTTATCTGTTGCTGTACTAATAGTCTGTGTTCCACCTCCTGAACCAGGTCCTGATGGCGCAGAACCGGCTTCATCTGCTTTTGCTGCGAAAGATGCTTTACCATTTAACGTGCCATGAAATGTTGTTGCATGCATTGAAGTAGAATTGATTCTTGGTATGTGCGCAGCTTTGCCATACATTACAATCTCGTCGCCTCCAATTGTTCCACTGTCACCAAACACAGAAAGAGAAGATGCTGCAATGTTCGCACTTTTAGTTGATAAACTAACTTCATTTTCAGCAGTCATAAATAGCGTTCCACCTACGTTAAGAGCATCATCAGCACCTACAAATAAACTATTACTAGATTTTACGATGCTAGTGTTGTCACCAAACACGAGACTATTGTTTGCACCTACTACAGTTGTAGAATTATTTCCAGTTATTTCAGTTTCAACACTTCCAGAAATTTGTCTATTAACACCTCTTTTAACTTTTTCTTCAATATCGCCATCAACCGTCACGTTGAAATCTCCGCCTACTTCCAAATCAAAATCACCAGCCACTTTGAGTTTTAAATTTCCATTGTATTGAATTTCTCCATCTCCATCTACAATTACTTTTTCATCGTGTGCAGTTATTCTTACGGTATTATTTACTGAACTATAAATTACAGTGCCATTAGCTTTCATTTCTACGCCACTGCCTGATCTGTGTCTAAGCATTATCTTTTCTGCACCAGGCGTATCGTCATATTCTATAATGTGACCTGATGGTGTTTCTTTTACTTGAGTGTTAGTATATGTTGCAACTGGCTCAGCTTCTAAATCCAAATCTATTTCTGGTACACTACCACCAGTGTAAACGTTCTTTCTTTCAGTACCTCTTGCATATTTGTTTACTCCTGAAACATCAAAATAATCTACTTTAGGATGTTGACCTGTAGGATCAGTTCTTGCGTCTTTAGGGTCTTCGTTTGATCTAAGTTCTTCTTCACTTAATACTTGATCTAAATTTTCATATATTCTACTCATTTGTACCTACTTAAATAATTTTGTAAATGCAGTTATTCCATCTGTTAATTTTTGAGCTGCTGTGCTAGTTGATGGTGCAGCTTCTTGTATCACACTATCTATTTGACCATTTAGTGCATCTTTTCTAACTGTTAAATCTTTAATTTGTAAATCGCCTCTTAGTTTTGCAAATGAACCTGCTGCTTCATTCTTTGCAGCGTTAAAGCCATTTTGTATACCTTTTTCAATACTTTTACTATCGCTTAAAGCAGTGTTAATTTCACTAGTTGCAGTATCAATATCTTTTGTTATTTTTTCTCCATCTAATTCGTTTATTTTTTCAAAATCTTTTAACACTGCATCAAAACTAAACTTTCTTTTAGAATTAAATGCTGTAGTAGTTGATTTTGCAACATTCTTAGGTCTGATAAAAGCTGATGCTTTTTTAGATGGTCCTTCAGTTACTGTAGTTGGATCATCAATATTTGTAGTCTTTTCAAACTTTTTACGATAGATGTCAATATCAAAACCAGGGCCTTCGTATCTTCTATTTATTTCATAATCACCATATACGTTTGCACCTGGAAAAACTTCATAAAATACTTTCATAAATTCTTCTAATGATGCAATCTGAAATTGAGTAGCAGGCTTTTCTTTTGTGGCAACAAGAGTAAGTTGCACTCCACTTTTTGTAAAAGTAGCATACCTAGTATTTCTTATTTCATCAATCGGTCGACCTCTTTGAATAGTTCCATCTGTTCTTATAATATAATGACTTTGTATACCAAACAACGCTGCGTTTCTGGATAATTCTGAATTGACGTCTTTTGCTACATCAGATGGATCGCTTCCTGCTGATGATTTTTCTGCTACTAAAAACGCTTGATCTGCCTTTTTACTTTTCTCATGAATAAATGCAGCATCAAAATTTCCAGTTGGTGGCGGCGGTCCAGCATATTTTGCTGTCCAACCTATAACAAGTGTAGTTATTGAATTAGGATTATCTGCTTTAGCTCTTTCACTATTTTCTAATTCTTGTTGTAACTCTTCCATACTATCTACAATTTCAAACTTGTAATTCGGTGATGTGCTAAATCCGCTAAAACCACTTTGTGATGTTTGCAAGTTTTGTATTTCTATTGGAACTATTTCTTTACTTATTAAATCTCCTTTATCTACAAGCTTTGAAAAATTTGAATTTAAAGATAGTTCTCCAGTTTTAGTATCAATACCTTCTATTAAATTTGGTACGTCAAATCCTTCAGGTATTTGTAAATCTGGCGCAACTCCTGCGACAGTCTTTTTTATATCACCAAGTAAATTTGTAAGACCTCCTCTAGATTTACTTAGTAAATTTGGCAAAACATTCATTCCACTTCTTCCACCTGATGGCATAACTTTATTAATTAATCCACCTAGACTCAAGCCAGCATTATTTATTTTAGGCAATTTACTTTTTACTTCTGTTATTACTTTCTTAACAGCGTTATTTGATGGACTTATACCTACATCTTCGTTATCCACAGCATTTTGAAGTCTTGATACTACTTTAGTTGATAACGTGCTTGATCGAGTACTTGATGCAAATTCCCTAACCTTTGTGGCATTTGCTGTTAGATGTTTTTTAAATATTTTTAACGATCCAGCTGGTGAGCCTTGAGATATAACAATTTTATTTAAATTTGTTGTAGACATACCAAGCTTACCAGTAAGTGTTTGTATATTAGAAAGTTGACTTGATGTTTTATCTGCAGATCCGTCACCTGCTCCTAATTGCATTATTGCAGGTCTTAGTTTTTTTATTCCATCTTTTATTGGTTTTGAACCACCAAACACACCTTTCATACCATTTATTGTTTCACCCGGAATGTTAAAAGGAGAACCGTTTAAAGCAAAATCTTCTGCTTTAAAATTTGCAGCAGAAGCTTTCATATCCTTTCCAATAGTGCCAGCAAGCTGCTGTTGTAAGTCGACAAACTCTTTTGGTGCTTTAGATTCAAATTGTTGTTGTGTAATTTCTAAATCAAAATCTACAAATATTCTAAAAACAAAATTACTTTGAAGTTCAATTTTTTTGCCACTAAAAACATAATCAATACCATTTGTCAATGTTGTTCTATTTAATTCACTTTCATTATATTTTGCTTGTACTCGATTTACACCTTTTACAATATCACCATCGCCAAATGTAAAAATATAACCGTTAAATCTTCTACCATTGGCGTCCGGGCTGTTTCTAGGATCTGCATCTGAAATCACTTCTGGCATTAGTTAGCTCCTGGTCCTAATTTTCTAAAAGCTTCTTGTGCATAAGCTAATCTTTGATCTGTATGCGACAATAATATGTTTGGTCTTTCATATTTATCTTGAAAAACAATAGTAGCTTCTTTGAATGTTTTTGCTTTTCTTAATTGACCTAAACCTAAGAATGATTGTGTTTCTAGTTCAAACTTAACAAACCTCAGCTGTGCATCTAATGATCTGTAACTCTTACCAATCTTTGATGCAAAATTTTGTAGTTGACCAAACCTGTTACCAGCTGCTTTTGCTGGATTCCATTGTGCTATTCCAAATGAATTTTCGTTTTGAAAACCAGATCTTGCTGTAGGATTAATGTCACCTTTATTTTGAGAAGCACCAGATTCTACACAAAAGTTGCCAATCATACCACAAGCTTGCTCGGGTGTAAAGTTACCACCAGCTTGTGAAGTAAAGAAATAAAAAGTTCTTTCTATATTAGTATTACCGGATAAAGTAATATCGACGTTAGCCTTTTCATCTACTTCTTCAGTTGTTAAGTTTTTTTCTGTTTCTATTTTTGGAATCGAACCTAGAACAAGAGGATGCTGACTGTCTTTACCGTCTAAAAAAACACCAAAAACTTGAGCTCTTGTTTTTAACTGTGAATTTGCACCAAGTCCAGTTACACCAGGCTCTGTATTTGGAATAACTACTTGTGCCCACGGTAAATCGTTATTTGTTATTTTAACTTTTTCAGCCTTCGATCCAAGTAATTCATTACCGGTATGAATACCATGAATTCTTACTTTAACACGGTCAAGTTTCAATGGATCGTTAGTATCAACTACTACACCAACAAACCATCTAACGTTATCGCCATAAAAATCTTGCATTAGGTAAATAGCTCCTGTTGTTCTCCAATACTTCCAATCTTCGCACACAATAAAGTTGTATCAAATTTTTCAACTCTATAATTATGTCTTGCTTCTAAAATTATATAATCGCCTGATTTTTTTTCGTCAATCTTTGCTGCATTAGCATCTATCTTAGAATCAGTGTCTAAAAAATTTATTCGAATAGATTTTCCAATAGAGTAATTGTTATCTGCAGTTACAAAATCTCTACCTTTAACAGTAATTTTGAGAGGTGTTTTGCTTAAAAATCCTCTAAGAGATTTTTCAATTACTTTCTTTATGTTAGACCCTTTAGTTGTTTCTTCATGATAACTTTTAAATGTTGTATCATTGGTCGTATAAGAACCGCTTGAATGTATTTGAGATATATTTTTTGATTCATAATCTTGAAAACTTATGTCGTTAAATTTATAACCCGGTGCATAATTATATCTTGTATTAGAAGCACCAATGCTATTTTGTCTTGCTAATCTTTTAAACACATTATTATCAACATTAAATTTTATTGGATCTTCAAGTCCAGTAAAAGTACTATAAAAATTATACTTTGCACCGACAAGTCCTTCTCTAATTAAACCGATAAGATTTTCGGTATCTGCATATTCATAATTTTGAATCGCATAATAACTTTGTATACTTGTAGATGTAGTTAAACTTGGTGCATAAAAATATGGAATCTTTTTATTTATCGGCTGTTGTGTCAACATAGTACCTAAATCTTTTAAAACTAGATTTTCTACTCCAATAGTTGAATAAAGAAAAAATGGAAAACCATCTTTTGTAAGTGTTCTTTTTC